TAGATATCGGTACAACAGTTCGTCACGGCGAAGAATACGCGGACTACTTGTCCGAAGAAAAAAAAGAAGAGATATTTGATTTCTTCCAGCCTTATCTCCAACCCACCAAAGATAGCAGAGAGTCTGATAAAAAGTAATAAATTAAATGAAAGGTTTATATGAAACGATTAGTTTTAGATATAGAAGAATACGATATCCCACAGCTCCTAAACAGTTGTGAGATTGATACCGAAACAGGTAATAGAGTCCTAAATAGTTTGAGAAGCGGAAACTCTAACGGCATAAAAGCTGTTGTTGTCAAAGAGGAGTATAAAATTGCCGATTTAGACCAAAAATTACAGTCCTTAAAAGACGGCTTGGACGCACTAACAAGAGCAGGTTTTAGCCTTAATTTACTTGAAAGGTATTTGCGAACCAAAGGTGTTAGTCAGAAAACATTTAAGTTGGTTATGGGCGGTATCAAAGAGTTTTTCTATGAAATTAAGTAGTGTAGCCCTCAAAACCAAACAAAAGGAGACAGAATGAAGACAAAAAGATTTTTTGACAAGGTGTTCGTTGTAGACGTAGTTGCTCTGTCGGGAACAAAGGATGAAATAAACAAGTGGTTGAAGAAAGAGAAATCTGATTATAAGATTTCCGAAGGCGTGAAGGGTTTTTGTCGTCGTGAAGAAGGTAAAGCCTTTTGGGTTTATATATCAAACCCCTTGGATTTTTATGCGTTATTGCACGAAGTTATCCACCTTGTGGGGATGATTACGGATAGGAACGGCGTAGGAGCCTGTCTTATGCGAAGTGCTACCGAGGTGGACGAGACCCTCGCTTACTACCTATCTTATTGGTTTAAGGAGCTGTGGAGATTTTACGGCAAGTTAAAGAAAGGGAAAAAATGAAAAGAATAGACGGACTAACAATCAAAGAAAAGATAGCCATTATAGTTAACAATGGGGATGGGAAGTACCATAAAAATAAGGTTGAAGCCCTCGTCACCCTCATACAAAAGGAAAGAGAAGAAGCTGTGTGGGATTATATAAGGTATGCCAATCCAGACGATTTTAATGATTATGTGGAAGGGGTGGAAACCTACCTATCACAAACCAAAAGAGGTAAGAAATGAAACTAGATGAAAAGATAGAGGAAATAAAGAAAGAATATGAGGATTTATTCACTAAACCTTTTGAAGACACGGACGATTGGGTTGCTCACGATAGTGAAAAGGTTTGGGCTTGGTTTGAGTCTAAGTTACAAAAGGAAAGAGAAGAAGCGGTGAGGTCTGAATATATAAAGTGGGTAGATGAGAAACTTATATTGAAAACTAATGGAATTGAAAATGTATTTATTAGACCTGTTTTGTATCAAGTTTGGGCAAATGTAAAAGCACTTGTTTGTGAAGAACTACATAGGCATTATTCAGACGAAAGGTGGTATCACGAGTATAAAAGAGATGTTTACAGGTTTGTTAGTGATGCGGTAGCTAACTCAATGTTCATACTAGATAAGATAGGTGCGTTAAAAGTACAAAACGAATACCTATCACAAACTAAAGGGGGTAAGAGATGAGTAAGAAACTAACAAAAGACATAGGTGCAGTAGACATCTTAATCAAAGAGATAGATAAACAATGGGGAACACCAGCAGATATGTTGGATACCGTTGGTAGGGTTGAAAGATTAGAGAATATAAAAAACTTGGAACAGGATTTATTGTTATTAGTAAAAGACCGTAAAAAAAGATTGAAGAAACTTTTATCACAGACTAAGGGGGGTAAGGGGGAATGAGAAAGAAAGTAAAGAAACTAATAAAAGTAACAGTTGAGTATAATGACGGAACTATAAGAGTTCTTGATAAAAGATGCGATGAGTGGGAGTCAGAATGTAATAGTGCAATATTTATGAATTGGACTCACGGACACTCTGTGCCTGATTTTCCTTGGAAAGAGATAAGAGGAGACCCCGATGAGAATAAAAAATAAGTTTTGGAAAGAAATTTGGTTTTCGCTACAAGAATTCTTCGCCGAACCGGACGAAGTAACCACGATCAACCCAGAACAAGATGTTACGGCGATAGCAATAGGTTGTGGGTTTTTGTTTGCCGTGTTTATATTTATTTATATGATTCTATGATATTTTTCTTAACAAGACTTTTAGATTTACACTCAACGTACCTAAACGTAACGAAGTGGGGTACGTCCGTCGAGGGTATTCCTTTCAACCGGGGACTTCTTGAGAGCCTGACCTACGGGCAATTCGTCGTGCTTAATCTGACGCTATCTATGCTTGCTTACTTCGTGCTTAAAAGGTTCAAGCTAGGGCGTCCGGCGGTAAGAATATTCACGCTAGTAAACCTTCTTGTCGTAATCCAAAACTACATACTTTATATGGTGGTATAATTAACAAACATATGGATTCTGTGAAAGAAAATCTGCCTTCATTAGAAGAACTAGAGAACGTGCTTGGTTCAAAGGAGCGGTTAGTATTTTTCCTAAAGTGGTTGGAAAACGACCGGAATGCCACAAAGACTTATAAGGAGCTCCACCCAGACTGCTTGGATGTTACTGCGCAGGTAAACGGAAGCAGAATGTTATCCAAAATCCCGGTGGCGGCTGTTGCGGCGGCATATGGGTTGGACCATGAGAAATATTTCGCGGTGCTAAGAAACGCTATTGATGCCGAGAAGTGGAACGATTTTACAGGTGAACGAGAGCCTGATTATAAGACCATAAAACCCTATCACGACAAGTTGGGAAAACTGCTAGGGGTAGAGACAGACGCTCTCGGCGTACAGGTGAATATCGCGAATATAATCCAGAAACAAAAATCTGAGTATGGTATTTGAAAAATATCAACGATTTATAGAGGAACAGTTCGAGATTGTGAATAAACAGGGTGAGGCGGTGTCTTTCTTTCTCAATCTTCCACAACAGCAGTTTGTGAAACAGGCAACCGGGAGAGATATAGTACTAAAAGCCCGTCAGGAAGGTTTTAGTTCTCTCGTCGGGGGGATATTTACAACAGATTTTATACTCGACCCAAACTCATACTCGGTGGTTCTTGCGGATATATCAGATAATGCTGAGGGGTTGTTAGATCGGGTTAAGTTTTCGCTCAAAAGTTACGAGGAAAAGAATGGTTTTAAAATACCATTAAAGTATAATTCTAAGTACGAGCTAGTAAACGAGGCCATAAATTCCAAATACCAAATAGGAACTGCCGAGAACACGGACTTTGGGCGTTCCAAGACTATAAAGAATTTACACATGAGCGAGGCAGCATTCTTTAAGCATTTTGGAAGATTGATGGCTGGAGCTTTGCAAGCCGTTAGACCGGACGGTAGGGTGGTCATAGAGACCACGGCGAACGGGTACAACGAATTCAAGGAGTTTTGGGACGATTCTGTGCGTGGTGAGACGGGTTTCAACCCGTTGTTTTTTAGTGCGTCTAGTTTTTACCCCCAAGAGTTTTTGGAGCAAAGAAGAAGGGAGTTGGGAAGGCTGTATGTGCAGGAGTACCCAGAAACGGCTGAACAGGCATTTTTGACTACCGGCCAGTGTTTTTTTGATACCGATGTTTTAAGTACCCTACTTGCGGGGGTACGCGAACCTACAAAGGAGGGGGCTATATATCTTTAGGCAATTTCGTCCCTTAAAACAGGGGGAGTTTATCCTCGTAGGTGGGGATTGTTCTCAGGGGGGTGCTGATTACGGTGCGTGCGCTTTTCTTTCCAAGAGCAGTCTAGATATTCCTCTGATTTACCACTCCCGCGGTGTTGCGGCACAGATGACTGCGGCAATATTTCCTATTCTTGAGAGGATTTTTGACGTTACGGGTGTTCCCCCGGTGGTGGCCTTTGAGTCTAACAACGGGGGGGCTTCCGAGATGGAACGCCTTTCCGTGTTGAATAGATTAAATAAATATCGTTTATATGTTATGAAATCCGTAGGAAGGGTAGAGTCCGAGCCTACGGGGAAGTACGGGTATCAGACAAATGCGGCTACTCGCCCAATTTTACTCGGTGATTGGAAGCAGGCTGTGGATGGAAGGTTGGTAACTATTTACGATAGGGAAACTATAAAAGAACACTTGAGTTTCATCATAACCCCGAACGGTCGCCCGGCGGCCGAGATTAACGCGCACGACGACTTAATCTTCGCACACGCTATTGCGTGGCAGTTGTTTCAGACCGAACAGCCCGAGGTTAGTTATGATTGGGACGTGCCGCCCGACGATACGGTAATGTTTTCTAAGGAGGGGCTTTATTAAATGAACTATGATCTAATCATAAGGGAGTCGAATGTTCCTGCACACGCAGATATTGAAGCAAGTATCGCGGAGAAGAATACCGGTCAGATTACCTTCACCCTTAGGATTAATGGCGGAAATATTGTAGATGTTTCGTTTGTGGAGTACGTGGATGTACGAAAGAAATATGCAACAGATAAATACCACCCCACTGGCACAACTATTAAGTAAGAACTTACTGTTTCACGTCATTCTTGAACGAGAAGTACAGACAACCCCCTTTGGGCAAATAACTTTCAACTTTGAAGTAAAAAACGGTGTCGTAGTGTCGGAAACGCTCAACATAGTAAAAAACCGCAGAAGGCGTTATTCCGGAACGCGTATTGACACAGAATGACGTCGGTTGTATAATTACCTTGAGTCGAAAATACTGAAATGTATATTAAGACGAGCTATATTATGTGCTCGTCTTTTTTTGTTCTTATGAGCACAATTATAAACGAGATTAAATCGAGATTTCAAGCGTCCTATGATAACCTTTCTACTAAAAGAGAGGTTTGGGACAGTATGGAAGATCTTTTTCACGGCAGGTTAAACGACACTGTATCTAGTAGAACTAAATCTCAGATTTTCGACCACCGTCTATCAACACTCATAATAGAGCGTGCCCACAGAGTTATGGCACAACTTCCCGTCGGTAAGGTGAGGGGCATTTCTAAGAATGACCTAGGAGATGCCAGGTTGAAGAATTTGATCTTAGATAAGTACGTCGTTCCAAATGCCAACGCTCAGTTCGATTTTTTAACTAAGCTAAGGATGGTCGATATGTATTCTAATGTCTACGGAGCGTTCGATGTTCTCGTGGATTGGGACGTACGCTCAAACGGGTATGCTGGTCCAGACATATGGCTATTAAATGTTCGTGACGTGTTTCCCCAGGCAGGGGCTGTTTCTCTCGAGGATAGTGATTTTGTTATCGTAAGAACGTGGCAACCCCTATCTTATTTTGAACGATTGGGTAAGAAGGATGGTTTCAAAAACATTTCTAGTATTGTGGGTAGATTAAAGGATAAATCTGGTTCCAAACAAAACCGTACCTCCGAAGACCAATCTAAGCGTGGGGAAACACAATATCCCAATACTTCGACGGCTAAAGGCATGGGGTTTTTTGAGGTTTTAACTCAATTCGAGGGGGATAGATGGGTCGATTTTTGCGTTGATGCGGACATGGAGTTTAGGGACATCGAAAACCCACACAAGAATGGGGAATTGCCTATCGTTCGTAAGTATTCCATGCCCCTGCTTGATGATATATCTGGCATGGGGGATATGGAACGGGGAGAGTCTATGCAAAAGACTATCAATGCTGTGTGGAATCTGTACTTGGATGGGGTAAAAATGTCTATCTTTCCGCCCGCACTGATAAACAAGGACAACATCGCTGCAATGAGTTCTATCAAGTGGGGTGCGGCCGAGAAGTGGTTAGTTAGGGGGCAGATAGACAATGCCGTCAGGACTATCAATCTATCTCCGCAAGGTATTTCTACGTTTAATAACACACTCCAGACAGCCAACGCTTCAATCCTCAATCTATTTGGTACATCGGATACAACAGTAACCAAGGAAACCGACGCGGGTTATGGTAGGACTCCACAGGCGTTGCAAATGCAACAGGCACGGGAAAATACAAGAGATGCCGCAGACAGGTTCTATATGGAGAGATTTTTGACCTCCGTGATGAAAAAGATGGTAAACCTCGTATCCAAGAAGCAACCGTCGTCTGTTGCTATAAGGATGTTTGAGGAGGAAATCGCAGAGATTGCAAGGAGTTACCCGGAGATTGAGGAGATGTATGACAAGGAGAGTGGAAAACTGGTTATAAGTAAGAAAGGATCCGGTTCCAACCTCTATGATTACGAGATCGTATCTGGGTCTACGTTTGCTGCGGACCAAAAAGTGCAACAGGACAACCTGTCTTCACTCATAACGCTGTATAAGAGCTCTCAGACACCAAATGGAAATACTTTGGTGGCGGATTTGGATAAAGAGGGTTATATATTGAAGTTCGGCGAGCTTTTCAAGAAAGTGATTGCAAGCTCCGGCATTCAGGATTGGGATAAAATTCTTGTCGAAAAGACCGAGGAGGAGAAAGACCAGACCGTTCTAAGCAGTGACGCTCAAATTTTCCAAAATGTTTTAGCACAAATGCAACAGGGGCAGAATATGAACGCAACGCCGCCCGAGATGGGGGCGGTGCAACAACCGCAGGAGGAGGTTTTATGACAGTAAAAGCCGCCATTAAACCTGATTTTTTTGTGAATGTCCCGTCGTTAGCAAAAACTGGAGGAAACGAGGCTTTGACCGAGGAAGAGTTGGCTTTGCATGCAATGTCTCAAACCGCCGGGTGGAAGATTTTTAAGGATATTGCAATAAGCGTTACCTCAGAGTTAGGTGGTATAAACAAACTGGCTATTTCCCAAGGACTGCCTTTGGACGAAATAGGACGAAACGCCGTGGTAGTTAGCTTGGCACAAGAGGCGATTGAAAGGCTGCTTAATAAGGTGGCAGACGCTTCGGAGGCCTGTGCAAAAAACGAGTGATGAGAACATTGAAATAATACCAGAGTCTGAGACGCTGGATTTTAACCGACCTGCGTTTGTCTTTAAGCCGAACGAACAACATAGTTGGCGGCAACAAGGACCGTATTTGGTTTGTAAGTCCTGTGAGTTGCAACACGCTATCTACATTGGAATGGATAAATTGCTTGTTGGACTAGACGAATCAGGAAGACCAATACTTAAAAACAGATAGTGTTCTTGTATCTGCGTGTGCAGGAACAAGCACATTATTGCTTGGGATGACCTCATACACCCCTAAGGTGGTATGTAAGAAAGCAGGTGAATTAAATGCAAGATGAAGATACGGCGTTAAACGAGGACGTCGAGACAGAAAACGACGTGGCTACTACGCCGGTAGCAGATGAAAAAACAGCGGAGGACATTGAGTCGTCTGGAACCGCAAATGCGGAG